ATCCAGAGCGGCATCAATTTCCTTAAATCCCGCTCCTGTTAGGTGCGGTATGTCCGGAAGAAATTCCAGTCCTGACTGGATGGCGTTATACGGCCACGCGGCAGTGTCAGCCACTATGTTCATCGCCCTTTGGGATTTATCCAAAATTGGATGTGTCTCGGGAGTCATTTCTATGCCGGCGTCAGCGAACTGCTTCTGCGTGTCATAGCTTTTCCACATATCGGGAATCTTCACTCCAAACAGTGAATCCTTTTTTCCCGTTCCGCGAAGCTTGGGGTCGAACGCGGGTGCGTCCGTTCCCGTAAATCCCAAGGCATCTGAAATGTCAAACATTATTGAACGGTCATCGTAGCCCATGGCATCCTGCCAGTCCTGAAAATCACTGTATTTTCCCGCACTCCACTTTGCGGGCTTCTTGATGTATTTTTCGTATAATTCTTCTATGCCCATCAGTAGTATTCTCTCTCCCCTGTTTTAAGTTTCTCCTCGTCCTCAAAATCGTCTTCCAGTCCGACAAAGTATCCCTGCCGATAACGCATCAGCGCCTGCGTGGTTGAATCCACGTAGTCATCATTGTCACCGAACGGAAATGCCGCGCATTCCTCTATCACTTCCTCGGCGAACTTCTTGTTGGGCGCCCATATCGCTCCCGACTCAAAGAGTGGGGCTACGCTGTTTACCCTCGAGTGCTTGTCGTTGCCTCTTGAGGGTGTATAATTTATAACAGGTATTCCTGACTTTTGCAACTCATGAGTTAAGGGCAGGCCGCTGGCCTTGGCCTCTATGAGAACCGCCTCCGGCTCCCAGTATTTGTACTCCTCCATCGCCTTCTTTTTCAGCTCCGGAAAGTTCCACCGTCCGCGCTTCGCGTCAAGCAAAATAAGGTTGGGTTTTGAATCCTCCTCCGGCTCAAAGACGCCCCATGTCGTGATCGCCGAATAATCGGCTGTTTCTTTTTTTGAATACGCCGTGTCATAGGACTGTATCACGTACTGAAGTTTAGGTATGTCCTCGTCCTCCCACGTTTTCCACCACTCGCGCTTTATGATCGCACCTTCCTCCGAGGTTGGCGCCTGCATCCACTGCGCCTGCCATTTGGTTAGCGGTATGGAGGCCTTGACTTTCATCAGTCCTTCCATGTCCCAGAAATTGCCCCACATTGGCTTGTCGTTTATGACGGCGGGAAACTCGACAACCTCCCACTGGTCAGTTGATGAGTCTTTTGCCTGGGCCGCCAGCAGCCGTCCAGTAAGGTCTTTCGTGGACCATCTGGTCATTACAAGTACTATGGCACCGCCAGGCTGAAGACGCTGACGAGGTCCGGAAGTATACCACTCATAGTGGCCATCCAGTACTGTAGGACTGAGAGCGTCCTGCTCAGAATGTGGATCGTCAATGACCAAAAGGTCAGCACCACGACCGGTAATAGCACCGCCGACGCCAGCAGCAAAATACTCGCCGCCGTGGTTGGACTCCCATCTTCCAGCAGCCTTAGAATCCGTCGCCAAAGTGACGTTAGGAAAAACTCTTTCATATTCATCCGACTCCAACAGGTTTTTTGTTTTTCTTCCAAATCGAATTGACAGTTCACCTGTGTGTGTAGTTTGTATCAGTTTTGCCTTTGGGTGTCTACCCATGAAAAAAGCGGGGAACAAATGTGACGCAAATTCCGATTTTGTGTGCCTCGGCGGCATGTTGACAATTAATCTCTTCAGTTCGCCCTTTGCCACGCGATCCAGCTTTTCCGCGTAAATTTTATGGTGATATCCCTGTACGAAATCAGGCCAAACCTCCTTCACAAAGCCAAGAAAGTTGTTTTGATTCCTTTCCTGCTTTTCCAGCAATTTATTCTTTAAAATGTATTTTAAGGTCTGGGTGTCCAGCTTATCTAGGTCGGAAATGTTTTTCATTTTTTAAAAATTTTTCTCCCTTTGGCCTTATAACGTTTTTACAGGTGATTGTCACTCTCAAACAGGCCTTTTAAAATTCTCTAAGCATGCTTATCAAAAAGGGGGGGTGACGGGGTCGAGTTTGGGCCCTGGAGTTCCAAGTCCCGGGCGCCGCCTGCGACAATACGCCGCGCCACTACATCTAGTACCCGGCCGACTTATCCACAGGTTATTAACAGTTGGCGACATTTACCTATTGACACAACATAGGGGGGAAGATGACTAGACACCCCCCCTACATCTAGGAGAAAACTTATTCAGCTAATCCTAATCGTTGCAACAAATAACCAATATCTCTTTGTAAATGTTTAATCAATTCCAATGATCTAGTATTATCATTGTCTTTGTTCTCAACAACCCACTCAACAAGGCTATTCATAATGACACCACTAACCAACTTCCAATCCATAGAGTCAGACTTGGGAACAGAAGCAAGGACAGATTTAATATCCTTTAATACTGCTTGGTCTTTGGTGTATTCAATTACCTCGCTAATAATAGGACTAATGTCCACATTACTAATTGAGGTTTGTTTAGTTGTAGTCACTTCATTTGTCATATTTCTATTTCTCCTTAATATGAATTAATAACACTATAATATACTAATACCCACATAATAGCAATAGCTATTGTGAAAGAAATCAAATTCATTGTGGATAACTCTGTTGGCCGGGGTGCGACATTACGCCACACCCTCGTTGTTTATATGTGTAATAGTATTTGGATTTACATTTGCCCATCTTCTACCATCTCCATATCCATTGCCTATTTTATACACCAGAACATAATCATTATGTTCTTTGTGTTCTCCAGCAATTCTTTTTAAAGTGCCAAGTATACCTCTATGAATATACCCTTCTTCCCCATTGTTCTTTAGCCAACGAACAGAAAAGAAACCCATACCAACTTGGTCTTTTAATTCTTGTTTTGTCATTCTAATTCTCCTTTATTTCTAATTCTAATATAGTCATTATTTAGCTGTTTTCAAGCTAATAATCAATTAGTTGTGGATAACTTTTCGGACTGATGAGCGTCAGGAAGACAGGATCCTGCGTCCCGGGCTGGACATCATTATAATGGAAATTGGCTTTGGAGTTTATGGAGTTTGAAGGAGTTTGGCTGCGTCCCGTGCGCCCCGGGCGAACTAGACGAATCATAATACTATATTGATAATTGGTTGGGGAGTTTGTGGAGTTTGGAGGCAAGAGCCGAATAACTCCGTTTATCTTGCCTCGTATTGTTAGAGATACCTCGTCTTGCGACTTCTCCGTCTAACAAATCTTTACCATGCCATGTGGCGAACCATGTGGTCTGATAGGTAATCTTATGCTCGAATTGTGGTGAAGACCACGCTTCTGGTCAGTTATCCTACTGTTCCGCAAAAGGAGAAATAGAATCTTCGTTCCTAGTCCAAGAGGCGAGTATCCAACCGCTCTCGAAGTCTTCGTACCTAGTCCAAGAGGAGAGTGTCCAACTCTATTTCTACTCTCATTATACTACGAAACATCATTGAAGTCAACAGCCAATTCAATAATCTTGTGGATAACTTTCCAGTTCAGGAGGGAGGAACTTAAACGCCCGGCGCCCGGTCGGACCAGCAGCTGCAGGTGCAGCTACTACTGGGAGGCTGCACCCGGGAGCTTCAGGAGTTTCGTGGAGTTTAACCACTCAACATCCTGTAAATTACCACTAAAATAACGCAGAAAACCACCAATTTCAATGGTATCAGTAAACTAAGTCAGTCCATACTACCTTCTCTTTCTACCTGCTTTTCCAGGTTAACGCATCATAACAGGACTTCCTGGATCTGTAAACAGGAAATTAAATGGCGGAAATCAGCCATTCATATCCGTGAATCACTCCCGCGGGCGCCCCGGGGCAACAGCTCACCAAATACAAAAACCCCAGAAATCTGGTATTCTTCATCGGAGTTTGGGAGTTTGAGTTAACGGGATCGCGCGCCGGGCGCTGGTTGTTATCCACAGGTTACCCACAACCACTGTGGATAACCTTTGTGGAGTTTGGGAGTTTTAGTTAGCTTGAGGGCTGAAGATGTTCTTCACCTTTTCCCCGAAACTGTCCTCTGCTTCTTGTTGAGCCCTTTCAACTCGCTTTGCGTTTCTCGTCATCACGGGAACAACCCCGTCATAATGATTCGCAATCCTAGTTAATGTTGCGTTCATTTCTTCTTGGTTTTCAGCAATGCGATTCAATGCTTCACTAATTGATTGGTCTACTACCATAATAACCTACTTTCTATTTATATATGTATTATACCATAAACTTATCCACAATGCAAGACATCATTTGAACTTCCTGTCAGGACTGGGAAGACGCCCGGGCCCAGCTCCAGGATCCACAGGCAGCTGCCAAAATAAAAGGGCGGAAATCAGGGAGCTTTGGAGTTTGGGAACGCCCGGCGCGCCCGGTGCGACAGGAAGGCCGCTGGCGGCCGACCAATATAAGTGGCTGAATTAGTGGAGTTTGGGAGTTTGGGGACGCAGGAGCTTCACCAGGTCCAGCCCGGGCAGCGGGCCACTGTAGATGGCCTCCGGCACTACGTCATCGAAGGAGTTTGAGCGGAGTTTGGGGAGTTTCTCCCCCTCAAAAAGGTTTACGAACCTCTTCCCGGGGTCGTAAACCAGGATATAAACTGGGGCACCGTGTATGAAGTGCAATAAATGCCACGCGACCTGCAATGGGGAAACCAGCACCTTGCCAATACCTTTCCTGCTACGACGCACAACTTTTAATTCAATTGTAAAAAATCCCAAATCATTATGATATATTATACAATCCGGAAATCCTGGAGTAGCGTAGCTCTCAATCCTCGTTACTATGAATTTCTCGTCCCCATCTTCCAACAACTTCTTTACATTCTTGTAAAAAGTTGTTTCTGTTTTTACGGTCATATACCGTCTTGTCCTTTACTATCCTCTGTTTGTAGTGGGGTGATGTCCTTAAGTCCTTCGCTATTGGATTTCTTTTCTTGAACTTCAAGGACCACACCTTTTTCGTCTTTTTTAAATCTACCATCTAAACCTATTTCCTTTAATTTTGTTAAAACTTCTTCACGGGACATAGAATCAATACTTCCTGTCCTGATTTCTTTGCGGTCAATGTACAGTCCCGCAGCTTGCCCTCGCAAGCGCTCAGCGTTAACAGCAGCAGAATAAGACTTCTCATTAAGAGCCTTGTCACGCAGCCTTGCCAATTCCTGTACATGCTTGTTCATCTCCACTTTGTGCGTTTCGGATATTTCATTTCTTCTCTTCATTACTGCGGCAACCACCTTCGGTGATTTCTTTACGTTCAGCAATTCAGATGCAGTCGTGTTAGCGCGTTCTCGTTTGTATCCGGACTGTCTAGCACACTCAGTGGGTGTTAGTCTACCCTCATTGGCAGTGTATATTTCAACAAAAATCCTTTGTTTCTCCGTTAAACCATCAGCTCCACGGGGATATTTCAATGCCATGTCCCTGGTATTACGGATGGCATTACGGAGGCCCTCTTTTTCTCGGAGGGTTAAGTCGTTGTTTATACTGTCTTTTTTACTCATTTATGTCCTCAAAAGTGTGTTTTTAGGCCATTGTGACAAGATCCGTAATACCTTGCCAATACCCGGTATCCGTTGTCCCATATGAAGAATCGCAAAAGGTATTGCGGTATTGGCAAATCCCGGGATAATAAAAAATAAAAAACTTTTTAGCATCCAGCGCCGTAATACCATACTCATCACAACACTACTATGGATCGCTTGGAATGTCTAATAATATCAACATATCCGCGCTTTTTCAGTGCATACACCACCGCGTGCACGTTGCTCTTGGATCGCATCCCGTTCATCTGTTTCATCTCCTCATAGGACGGTGAGTAGCCGTTGGCGGCTATAAAATCCTTGATTACAGCCAAAAACTTGGCCTGTTTCTGTGTCAATCCCATCTTGGCCTCCGTAATACCCTCCGTAATACCTTCATTCATTTTAATGTCCTCCGCATGTGCTTAAAAGAATAAGCAGCAACAATACCACTATGGTTATCTTGAACGTCATTCTTCCTCCTTTGGTTTGTATACATATACACGGCATTTGCAGTTGGGGCACGATAAATTGGTGACCATCTCATCCTCCTCGTCCTCTATGTCGTGGTCTCCACCCCATATCAGTTCAGTTTGACAGTGCCAGCATTTCATTTTTTGTCGTACGTGCTGTCCGGCCTTGAGCTTGGAAAGTCATTGTACCCCTTCGCGTTTGGATTGGGGCCGTATGCCTTCCGCACATGCCTGATCATTTCGCCGTGTCCCCACTTCTCAATCACCTCGTGCGTGATTGAACGCTCCAGCGTCTTCTGTATCTCCTTCTCCTCTTCCGTGAGCTCCACTCTCGACGGTGCCTTCTTCCTGATGTACGTTGATATCTTTGCCCACGTTATGATGTCATCACGAGTCTTGGGCCTGAGG